AACAGTTGTACAAGGCACGTTTTAATGTGCTTTGTGCTTAGTTGTAAACAAAAACCTAAACATATCGTTATAATATTAAGATTAAACTTATGGCTAAATCAAATGAGATTAAACCTACTGATGGTAGGAAGTATAATAAAAGAAAGAAAGGTCAGTTAGACGTTGTTAAACCTACTACAGCAGCTATAAACAAAGCTAAGAGGGAAAGGATGAAGGAGTTCGGAGTCAAAGCCATTAAAAAGGTATTTGGTTCTGAACAAGACTTCTGGATGAGTCTAGCAGAAGAGGCTAAGAAAAACCATAACGATAGAAAACTATTACTAGAATATGTTTACGGTAAACCTAAGGATGGGTTTGGCAATGCTACACAGAAGTCAGCAACACCTGTTATAAATTTCTATGGACACCAACCTCCTGCACAAGAAGATATTATAGACGTAACACCAGAAGATGAAGAATAACATAAACCTACACGATAAATACATACCTTTATTCCAAAGCAAGACAAGATACAACGTTATTACAGGAGGTAGAGGTAGTGGCAAGTCTTTCGGTATAAGTGTGTTTTTAGTAAACCTTACATATGAAAGTGGACACAAGATATTGTTTACTCGTTACACAATGTCATCAGCACACACTTCTATTATACCGGAATTTGTAGAGAAAATTGATGTTATGGGAGTAAATTCTCACTTTAGGATAACTAAAGATGAAATAACTAACCTACAGACAGGTTCTTCCATTATATTTAAAGGTATAAGAACATCTAGTGGTAATCAAACAGCTGCACTAAAGTCTTTAAATGGAATTACAACGTTTGTAGTCGATGAAGCAGAAGAACTTGATGATGAAGGTACATTTGATAAGATAGACTTCTCTATAAGGTCTCTAAAAAAGCAAAACAGGGTTATTTTGATACTAAACCCAACTACAAAAGAGCATTGGATATATCAAAGATTCTTTTTAGGTAATATTGTTGATGCAGGTCACAATGGGGTTAAAGGAGACACAACTTACATCCATACAACTTATAAAGACAACAAAGACAACGTTTCAGAGTCTTTTATGGCTAGAATATTGGATATGAAAGCTAGAAGACCAGATAAATACCAACACCAGATACTAGGAGGATGGTTAGCTAAGGCAGAAGGAACAATTATAAGAAATTGGAAAGTTGGAGACTACATACAGACAGAAAAGACCATTTATGGGCAGGATTTTGGGTTCTCTGAAGACCCTACAACGCTTGTAAAGATTTCTGTAGATGATTTTAACAATAGAGTCTATGTAAAGGAGATTTATGGTAAAACAGGGCTTTCTACGTCTGATATAGCAAATATGAATAGAGCTGAGTGTGGTTTAGACTTGATAGTTTGTGACTCATCAGAACCTAGACTTATAAAAGAGCTGAAGAAGAAAGGGTTAAACATACAACCTGCTGTAAAGAAGAGTGGTAGTATACTATCCGGTATAGCACTTATGCAGGACTATGAAATAATAGTAGACCCAAGAAGTAAAGGTGTTGTAAGAGAGTTTAATAACTATGTATGGCACGAGAAAGGTGTAAGACCAATCGATAAGTTTAATCACTTCTGTGATGCGATAAGATATGCTTTGATGAGGTTAGCTACAAGTAAGAACAAAGGAATTTACACAATAAGATAGAGCGTTTAATATAAAGGGGGTACTATGTTTAATATGAAGGGGCTCTAAGCCCCTGTGTATGTGTAGTTGTGATTCTCTACTAATGGCTTATTATTCCACTCATAAAAATACACGTTAAATTTCTTCTTACTTAACCTAATTATATCAAAGTTATTTTCTAATTCCCCCGGAGCAACTCCACCGGGAACATCCACCTTACTCATTCTTCTCAAGAATACAAATGCTTTTGTTTCTCTTTCTATTATAAAAAAGTTATAAATAGTTTTGTTGTAACCAGATTCTTTGTAATAAATAGTTTGTTTCATTTTGCTTATGTTTAATATGATGGGTGTTTAAATTAATATTCTAAATTGATTAGTTCTTCTCTAATTTCGTGAAATGTACTATCCTCTCTAACTTCACAATAAGAATTAAAATCTCTAAACATCATAGAGATATATTCTTTACCAAAAACAAATTCTAAATTGCTGTACTCTTTTAATAAAATTTCTGTTACCATTGTTATAATTATTTAAGTTTATGTTTAATATGATGGGGTATGTTTAATATGAACCCCTATGTTTAATATGATGGGGGTACTATGTTTAATATAATGGGGTTGGGGTTGCAGATTTGTTGGCTTTTGGCTAAAAAATAATTTAACAGTTTTTCTTTGGTAGATTAAAATATTTTTTGTACGAGTCATTTGTTTAACTTTTATACTACAAAGCTATATTTTGAAAAATACCTTTATTACATTTTAAAAGCTGGTTTTGTAGTTTTTTGTACTTTTTTTGTTTTGTTGCATTATTCGCAAAACGTTAACATTTTAAGGCAAAAGTGACAAAAAGACATAAAAAACTGACAAAATTAGTATTGTTTTTGATTGATTTTTATAAAAAAGTAGGTTTTTTTTAGCCTAAAATTGAACAAAAAACAGCTAAATTACATTATTCGTAAAACGTTAACACATTTTAACAGGTTTTTTGCATTATTCGCAATGAATTATTCTTAGTTTTTGGTGCTTTTCATTATATTATAATTAATAAAATTACTTGTTTGTTGTTAATATGATAAAAATTCAAACTTTAACACATTATTTTTTACAAAAAAGTACAAAAACCAATGTTTTTTTGTAGGTTTAAGCATTATTAATTATTAAAAATCTTATAAAATGCAAAACAAAACAAATTTTAACGCCGTCGACAAAGTGATAATGTACTCTTTTAATTACGAGCATAAATTTATTGAAAATATTTTCGATGAGTATTTGGCTCAACACCTAAGAAATAAATTTTCTAACTATTGTACTAGGTTTGGTAACAGCCAAACAGCTTTTATGTATTTATACACCGCTTTAAGTAGTGACAACAAACAAACATTAATTAACTATATTTTAAACCTTTAAACAATGTATAAAGACAAAATAAAAACCTTTGAAAAGTTAACCAGGATTTTAGAGCTTATAAACGAGCTACAAAATTATAATTTAAGACAAAGCCAAAAACAAAACGAATGGCATAAAAACAGAATAGAAACAAACAAGCTAATTATAATAAGATTAAAAAAGTACTACAACAATAATTTAAACAAATTAGAAACCTTTAAAATATAATAACCATGGAATATAAAATACAAAATTTTTACGGTATTAATATGGTTCTAGTAAAAACTAGATACAGCAAAGGAAGTTTTGAAACAACAAGAAAAAATGTATTTTCACTAGATTTCAAAAGCTATAATAAAACCAGTAAAAAAGGGATGGTTTCACCTGCTAAAAATTGTCACTTTATAATAAACAATAATAGTGTTTCAAAAGATAGAATTTTTGAATTAAACAGTATTACTAAATTAAATTTTGATTTTTTAAGTTATGGATTTACTGAATATTATACTTATTGCTTACCTTCAAATCAAAAAAAAGTTGAACAAATGCAAATTAAATTAATAAAAGAAAATGTTAACTCTTATAGGGAATATCTTAAAAACGAATTAAACAATTTACAATAATTAATAACTAATAAAACTTATAACAATGAATAAAATACAAATGTTAACCGTATACGATATAAAAAATAAAGCAGTAAAAGAAAAACGTTTTTTCACCAGTAAAAGAAAAGCTAATAAAAGCAAAGATAATATTACTAAAATGTTGATAGACGAAAACAATATAAACTTAGACAAAGTTTTATTTTTTGAGATGTTAAACGTGGTTATTTTAGACGAGCGTTTTAATATTAGCTTAACTGAATTTTATATTGACAAACAAGTAGTAACCTTTAAACGTGTATAATAATGACTTATAAAATACCAAAAAATCTTTTAAGCAAAGGAACAAGCAATGCTAAAACAAGTAAAAACGAGCAGGATACTTATATTTTATACCTAGCACCATACAATCAAAACAGCAAAAAAATAAATATTTGTCCTAAAGCTAGCGAAGGCTGTGCAGCTGCTTGTTTGTTTACAGCTGGGCGCGGTGCCTTCTCAAATGTAATAAAAGCCAGACAAAACAAAACTGAATACTATCTACAGGATAAAAAAGCTTTTATAAACCAGCTCGCAAGCGAATTAATAAAAATAGATAAAAAAGCTAGTAAAAATAAGAACCAAACTTTGATACGTCTTAATGGAACAAGTGACCTTGACTTTATATTCTTATTAAAAAAATATGCTGGTTTTGATATAAGTAATTATAAAAACTTACATTTTTATGACTACACAAAAATACTAGGTAAAGTAAAAAAATATAGTAATAACAAAAACTACACATTAACTTTCTCAAGAGCTGAAGATAATGAAGAAGATATTTTTCAAGCTGTAAAATACGGTGCAAATGTTAGTGCTGTTTTTAACGGTAATTTACCACAGACATACAAAGGTATCCCAGTAATTGACGGCGATAAAACAGACAATGAAATGTTAAAGTACAAAGGTTTCATTTTAGGCTTAAAAGCTAAAGGAAAAGCCAGAACCGACAAAAGCGGTTTTGTAATAAATACAATTTAATAACTAAAAATAATACAATGATAAATACCTATAAAATAAGCTTAACACTACTTTTAAAACTTAGTAAAACAAAGAAATGTTTCTTTCTTTTTAATGTAGAAAACAACACCATTAAGGAATATATTTTAACAAATGACTTAACACGCTACCGTTTAAAATATCAAAACTTTAAATTAATAGAAATAATAAAACCACAAATAAGTAAATTAACTATAGAAATTTGATATAAAAATACCAACATATCACAATAAATTAAGCCACTTTTTTAAGTGGTTTTTTTTATACAATTATTTTATAAGTTACTGAAGGTTAAATATACTGGCAATAGATAGGGTAAACAAGCCAAATTAAGCGATTTAAGACACCTTTATACCAAAATAATACAAATATACCAGGTATTTTTTATAATAGCTTAAAGTTAACGCAATATGGGTTATAGTGGAAGTAAGATGCCCAATGTTTAGATTTCAACGAAATATCATTTGAAAAAAAACTGGATATTCGAATCTGAAAAAATAGAAAAAAGTAGTTTACTATAGGGCTGATTTTGCATTTTGTAAAGTACTGGTTTACAACACTTCCTAAAAAAAAGTTGTCGCACATTTTTGAAAACATACGACACTTTTTATTTTCTATGTCTTTCTATTGTTCTTATTGT